AAGAAAACCCCGCCACAAGTTACAAAAGTATCTATAAATTATTAATACCTTCGTGGTTTATTACTAGCATAAGAACTAGGCTTTGCAAAATCCTTTTTATATGCAAAGTTTGGTGTTCCTCCACCTCCTCCTTGTGATTGTTTTGAACTATTAGATGGCACTAACCTTACTGTTAATCCACCTGTAGGCTGATCATTTTCATCAGTAGTATCAAAACCTGCTGGATCATACCAAGTGTCTCCTATCTTTACACCTAGTTTCCATTTCTTACCTTCTGGTGATTTTGGATTTATAGGTGCTACCCAACTTGGGTGATTCGCTGCTGCTCTCTCTTCATTAGGGATCAGCTTTATATATATGTTATCCATATATTACTCCTTGTGTGTTTAATTTAATCTCTTGAGTTTCATACAAGTCAGTTATCTGCCTGTACTCTCTTTGAGACATTTTATTAGAATCAAATAGTTCGGGATATTCCTTTCTGAATTTCCTCAAAGCGAAGATGTCATTTATACCTTTGACATGTTTTCTTATTTGATCCATATCGAGCTGCATATCCAACTCAATATTCCTTTTCCCATTTGTCTTTGGAATCTTTTGTGCAAATTCTTTCTTCAAACTTTCGACATATTTGCTGTCATCAAACATACCTAAGAATACATCTGCACTCATACCTAAATGACTAAATGCTTTTGTCATTGCATCTGTCATAGCTTTCTTTGGTGCTTCATCATCTAAGCTACCATTCTTTTTAGATAAGTTTTGTACTGAACATACTGGTCCATATTCATACCATTTGTTATCTAAATAATATTTTATAGATACTTCAGCAAACACCAAACCATCTAAATATTTATATTCTACAGTATATTTCCAACCTTTACCTACTGGACCAAACATACTGGTCATCATCTGTATTTGATATTGTGGATCAACTGTTGTCAACTCCTTGCCAAACTTACCGAATGGCTTTGTATATTTAGGATCAGTTTTTTTTAACTTATCCCATATCTGCATTTTATTATTTTGCATCTAACCCCCATAGTTGTTTTATCTTTTGTTTTTGTTGTTGTATTAAATCCCTGTAATAAAAAGGATGATTTAATTCTGGTGGTTCTGCAAAGTGTGCTAATTTATTTATATCACCTTTACAGAATATAATTAGTTGTTCCCATGATAATAATTTTTGAGTCATAATATTGTATTGTTCTTCTAAATAATCTTTTGATAAAAGCTCATGGCTATCATCAAAGATTAAATAATCTTTTTCATTAACATAAAACAAAAAAGGTTTTCTTTTGGTGCAATGATAATAAAAAGATAGTTGACTTGCATGTAGAGTATCAGGCTCAGTTGGTAAGTTTGTGGTAGCAAGATAATATTCATCCTTACCTTTTTTCTTTCTCAAACTTGGTGGCTTAGTCTTAGCTTCAGCTATGGCATTGTTGCTTTCATAATCTATACGACCAATAATATCATGCAGCATATCTTTTAATTTTGCAGCTACATATCTTTCAGCTACTAACTTTTCGTTACCAAATATTTCTTTCAATACTTTGAATATATTTTGTATAGTTTGGTGTGCAGGTTCAAGCATAACTTCTCTAGCTACTTTATCTTTATCATCCACCGGGTCGCTGTCTTTATTTATTCTTGTAAGCTCTTGGTCAAAGACTTCATTGTAGTTTTTATTTGTAAGTTTGATTCGTTTATCACCCTCAAAAAGAACTTCACATTTTAACCTTTGAGCTGTGTTATTTGTAAGATTACCAAAGGGTGCTTTGTATCTAATCTTGAATGATCTTCTGACTTCTTGCGGTAAAGAATAGTTAATTAAGAACCTTGTAAAGTTCTGTGAAGAGGTAGGTGACCAATGGTCTAATCCTTTACCGCCATTAAAAGTCTCAAAATATTCTTTCATTGTTTGATTTATTTATACTGATTTTTACCATATTGTCTATTAGATTTTTTGCTTGATTTATATAACCTTTATGGTATCAGCATATTTTCAGAAAGGAGTTTATGAAACTATCAGATTGGATAAAAAAGAATAACCTAAGTTATTCACAAGCAGCTAATAAGTTTGGTATTATAAATATAAATCCTGCAACCAATGTTCAACGCTATGCAAAAGGTGATCGAATACCTCACCCAGTAGTGATGAAAAAGATTGTTGTAGCAACCAATAACAAGGTACAACCTAACGATTTTTATGAAGAATACTGGGAAAGAAAAAAAGTTTAAATACAAAAGGGTCAAGATATATTGGATTGACATTGTATCAAACTCTGAGTGGATGAGCTTAGAAAAAGCAAAGGATCAGGTATATTCTATTTGTGAAGATACAGGATATTTATTATACAAAGATCAAAAGAAGTTAATCATCTTTGCTTCGCATAGCTTTGATGATGATGGTTCACTTACAGTTGGCAACACCACAGTTTATCCAAGATCAGTTGTGAAAAAAATAGAAGTATTAAAGTAATGGAAAACAGAAAAAAAATATTATCTGTAATAAGTTTAGGTGCAGGAGTACAAAGTTCTACAATGGCAATCATGGCGGCTAAAGGTGATTTACCTATGCCACAAGCAGCAATCTTCGCAGACACACAAAATGAACCTGCGGCAGTAAATAAATATTTAAAATATTTAAAATCAATTTTACCTTATCCTGTTTATGTTGTTTCAAAAGGAGATATTATGCAAGATATGTTGGCTGCAAAAGACACAACAAACTTTGTTGATGCACCATATTTTACACAAAATAAAATTACTGGTAAAAAAGGTATGGTAATGCGTCAATGCACAAATGTGTATAAAATTCAAGAAATAAGAAAAAAAATAAGAGAACTTTGTGGTGTAGCAAAGGGTAAGCATTTTCCTAAAGATAAATATGTTGAGCAATGGATAGGTATATCAACAGACGAAGTACAAAGAATGAAACCCGCAAGAGACAAATATATTTTAAATAAACATCCATTGATTGAAATGAATATGTCTCGTCAAGATTGTATTAATTATTTAAAAAAACAAAATGTAATTATGCCTGAAAAATCAGCTTGTATAGTATGTCCATTTCATAATGATGCGTACTGGCATTTTATGAAAACAGAAAGACCAAAAGAATTTGCAATAGCTGTTGATTTTGACAAGAAAGTTAGAAGTATTACAAGAAAAAAAGACGAAGAAATATTTGTGCATAGATCATGTAAACCTTTAGGAGAAGTTCAATTTAATAAAGCTGAAGATGATAAACAATTAGATATGTTTAGCCATCTTTGTGATGAGGGTATGTGTGGTGTTTGATTTAAAAGAAAAAGAAATGAATGACTTGCGATATAAAATATCTCAATCAGAGGATTTTGATTTTACAAAAGATGAAAAAGAATTGATGTTTAAAATGGTAGGATTTGACTTACTTACAACATCAGAGCTTAAATGTATTGGTATTCTTTATCTTGCAAAGGAGTTAGAAAAATGACCTATGATGGTATGTTGGAAGAGATAGAGGCTGCTGATAAGGTTAAACAATTAGAAAAAGAATTAGATATTATTAAAACAGAAAATGAAATAAAAGATTTTGAAATAAAAACATTAAAAGAAAAAATAGATATGCTACAGAAACAAAAAAAAATACTGCAAAACTCTATAAGGAAGTATGGCTAGATGGACCTACGCATTTAGCAATGGCAGCTACAACGATTGGCACAGACAATTTGAGGGATTAGCCGGTATAGACATAGATTTTATTGAAGTTTGTCCTAAATGTTATCAACCTTTAGCTGTAAAAGAGACTTGCTATGACAAGGGTCAGGTTTACAAGGCTACAACCCTTACAAAGATAGTCGCTAATGCTCTAAAGATACCCGGATTTTTAGTTTTCTATACTCCTATGGGTCAGAGTATGAAATTTAGGATAAAACGCATTACAGAGCCTGTGAGTAAGATATATGAGCTAACTGAGGATGAGTGGGTGTCTTATCTTAGAGAGTTACATAAGGAACATAGGAGGTGTTGCAAAAATGCAACAGAAGTATGAGCCACACATAAGGGTTAAGTTCTCGCTATTTGATAGTCCGCAGTTTAGAATTATTCCAAACAAGCACCGAGCTTACTGCTATCTGGTATTCATTTGTTTACTAAAGTTTGCCAATTCAAAAACGCTAACCTGTTACCCACGCCAAGCCACCCTATCTAGTATGACAGGTCTTAGTCGCAGCACTATCTTTAGAACTACTGAATTGTTAGAGAGATCACAAATTATTACAAAAAAACGCCAGAAGTCTACAACATTATATACAATTAATAAAGATTTAGTTGTGTCTGTGAGAAACAATGATGTGTCTACAGGACACATGGGTAGTGTCTACAGGACTAATATTAGTAGAACTAACATAACAACTAACAGTAATATAACTAACTTTATAAGAGGTCTTGCGGAGAGTGGTAGCGATATAAACAATATCATAGATAAGATAGCGTCTAAGTATACAATTCAAGAACTCAACGAAGCTATAAAGGATAATGATAACCCTTATCTATGTAAACAGGCTCTTGAGATAAAGGACCAAGAAGGAGTGAAGTATGTCTCAAAAGATGTTATAAAAAAGGCGGTAGATGATGTCCGAAAAAAGACAAACTACTTTTATAGAGATAAGGTGTATAAGAATAAGAGGGAACATGGCAGGATTTCAGCAACGAAAAGTTTTTTGTCAAGGTCTAACAAGAAAAAGTAAAAGACCATGCAGAGCCAAAGGATACCCAACTGCTAATGGAAAATATTTATGTAGGTTTCATGGCGGAAACAATATAAAAGGATTTAACCAAAAGAACTATACCGATGACACAAGAATCAAAGCACTCTCAAAGCTCAAACAATTTAGAGATAAAACAAGAGAAGAAGTCGAACAATACTATTACAAAGAAGTCAAACCTAGAATTGGAACTCAAGAACGAAGTAGATACTATCGAAAATATGCTTATGCGAGGCGTAACTCTTTCAGAAATTTTAGAGGACAAAAAACTCTCTGTCTCACAGATGAGCTTACAAAAGTTTTATGCAATCTTAAAGAAAGACAAAGAACTCAATCACAAAATAACTGAGGCTAGAAAAATTGGTATCCAAACTTTAAT